TATTCTGTAGTTAATAGAACTACATCTGGTCTTAATAATTTATTAGGTTATCAATTTGGAACTAAAACAATTGGTAAAGCCAAAAAAGTATTTGAATGGTTTGATCGTGTAACTTGGGATAGAGTATATACATCTGCTAAATTATTTTCGTTTTTAAAAAACTTTGAAAGATTAGCAAAGCCTGGTGATCAAACATTTAATATATATGCTAATGCTCGTATTGCATCACAAGTAACTAATGATGCTTTTGGTGGATTAAACTGGGTACAGATTACACAAAGAATACAAAATCCTCTTTATAAAAAATTAGCACAAACTGTATTTCAACCTGGATCTAAAGGTTATATGCAGTTATTATTATTTGCTCCTGACTGGACAATATCTAATCTTAGAATAGCATTTAAAGCTTTGCCTTTATTTGAAAGCAATCCTGATGCTAGAAGATTATATCAGTTATACTTTGCACGAACAGCATTAATCTATGCTACTATTGGTAGTGCATTAAATTATATATTCTCAGGACATTCTATATTAGAAAACAAAGATCCAACTAGAATAGATTTAGGTAATGGAGAAGTTCTTACATTCTCTAAACAATTTATGGAACCATTTGATTGGGTAACTAATCCTTATGGTACTGGTGTTAAAAAATTAGGATCATTACCTAAATCTGTTGTAGAAGTATTAACTAATAAACAATACTTAACTAGCAAGTGGTCTCCACGTATTACTGAGTATGATGATAATAATATCACTAAAGCTCTTAAATATGGTGGACAAGTAGGTAAAAAGTTTTTACCTATATGGGTACAACAAGCAACAGAAACAATTGAAAAAGGTTTAATTAAAGATGGTATATCAGCAGATCTCGCAGCTGACGTAGCACTTAGTTGGTTCTTAGGACAAACTGGACATCCTAAATATAAAGAGCCTAGAACAAGCGAGTATAAACTACAAGGTTTAGTAAGAAATCCTTACGAAACATTATTTTAATGGATAACAATATTGAAACAAAACTTTTAAAAATTAATACACGTATTGATACTTTAGCATTAGATATAGCTATTATTAAAGATAATCATTTACAGCATATAGAAACAGATATTAATAGTTTAAATTTTAAAACAGACAGAATTGAAGATAAAGTAGATAAGACTTATTGGATTCTTTTAACTGCAGCTGGTGCATTTATAGGAATCTTATTGGTTAATTTATTTAAACTTATAGATTAATTCAATCTATACTTGTTGTATAAATTTAGGTATAAAAACTAACTATGAACAAATCAATTTTAGTAATTAGTGATACTCATATACCTTACCATCACAAAGATTTAATACCTTATTTAATTGCAATTAAAAAAGAATATAAACCAGATCGTATAATACACATTGGTGATGAGTTAGATAAACACGCATTATCATTTCATGATAGCGATCCAGATCTTCCAAGTGCTGGAGATGAATTAAGAATATCAATTCCAATCATACAGCAAATAGAAAAAATATTTCCTGTAATGGATTTACTAGACTCTAATCATGGTAGTCTTGTTTACAGACGTAGCCTTAAATATGGAATACCTAAAGCTTACTTACGTAAATATAATGAATTTTTAAAGGTTAGTGATAAATGGAAATGGCACGATGATTTAGTTGTGCATACTAACAATGGGCCAGTATATTTTTGTCATGGCAAAATGGCAGATGTATTAAAACTAGCTCAGTCTATGGGTATGTCTTGTGTACAAGGACATTATCATTCGTCTTACTCAATTAAATACTATGGTAATTCGTTAGGATTATATTATGGTTTACAAGTAGGGTGTTTAATTGACAAAGACTCTCTAGCATTTCGTTATAATAAAACTCAACGCATGAGACCAATTATTGGTTGTGCTGTAATTATAAATGGTTTACCTAAATTAATACCTATGGTATTAAATAAGTCTGGAAGATGGATTGGTAAAATCATTATATGAGTAACAAAACATTCTTTAAACAAATAGGTGGATCACACTATAGACGTTTTAAAATTAGCCCAGCTAAATTTATAATGGAAAATAATATCCCTTATGCTGAAGGTAATGTTATTAAATATATTTGCCGCCATTCTTTCAAGGGCAAGGAATTAGATCTTGCTAAAGCTAAACAATATATAGACTTTATACTTGAAACAAACTATGAAAAAAAAAAGCACAGTAAATAAAGCTGGTGTATATACAAAGCCATCTTTAAGAAAAAGATTATTTCAATCAATTAAATCAAGAGCTGTTATGGGTACTGCTGCAGGACAATGGTCTGCACGTAAAGCTCAATTATTAGCTAAGACTTACAAAGCTAGAGGCGGTGGTTATAAATAATGTACGCAAAACGACAACAAAGTTTAGTTGACTGGGGCAAACAAAAGTGGAGAACTAAATCTGGTAAAAAATCATCAGTAACTGGTGAAAGATATTTACCTACTAATGCTATTAAAGCATTATCTCCTGCTGAATATGCTGCCACTACTAAAGCTAAAAGATTAGCTAAACGTAAAGGCAAACAATTTTCTAAACAACCTAAAAATATTGCTAAAAAAACTGCGAGATATAGATGAGACGTGAAACAACAATGCCACCAAAGAATAAAAAATACTTTAGACCAACTAGGTCTGGTGCTGGTATGACTAGAGCTGGAGTACAAGCTTATAGAAGATTAAATCCAGGTTCTAAATTATCTACTGCTGTTACTGGTAAAGTTAAACCAGGAAGCAAAGCAGCTAATAGAAGAAAATCTTTTTGTGCTAGATCTGCTGGTCAATTAAAAATGTGGCCAAATGCAGCTAAAGATCCTAACTCAAGATTACGTCAAGCTAGACGTAGATGGAAATGTTAGTATGTTACCTATGTTAAGTGCTATTGCACCATTAGCTAAAATTTTATTTAATACAATTGAAAAAGCTGTACCTGATAAAGATTTACAAGCTAAGTTAAAAGCTGATTTACAAACTCAGTTATTACAATCTAATACTGAAGAACTTAAAGCTGCTGCTAAAATAATAGAAGCTGAAGCTAAAGCTGGTTGGTTTGCATCTAGTTGGAGACCATTACTTATGTATGTTCTTATATTTGTATTAGTCTTTAATTATATTTTTGCACCAATTGTTAAAATGTTAACTGGTATTGTAGTAGGATTTGAATTGCCAGGAGATGTTTGGACTCTTTTAAATGTTGGACTTGGTGGTTATGTCGTGGGTAGGAGTGCTGAATCAGTTGCAAGAACTATTGCTTCAAGACCAATTACAAAAGATATTGGAGAATAACATGTCAATGTTAGAAGTTTTAAAGAAAATTCATAACGTACTTACTAAATTACTTTGGACTCTTGAATCAAATAAAAGAGCTAAACGTATTATTAAAAGTAAATTAAAAAAATAATGAAATTAAGTAAAGACTTTACTTTACAAGAATTAAGTAAATCAGAAATTGCAGATCGTAATAATATAAATAACATTCCGACAGCAGATCACATTACTAACTTAGTATTACTATGTCAGTATATATTACAACCTGTTAGATCACACTTTGATAAGCCAGTTAGTATTACTTCAGGTTATAGATCACCAGAACTATGTGTATTAGTAGGTAGTAAACCTACATCACAACATACATTTGGACAAGCAGCAGACTTTAAAATTGCTGGTGTGCCAAACAAAGTAGTATCTGATTGGATAGTTAATACTCTTGACTATGATCAATGTATATTAGAGTTCTGGAAACCAGAAGAACCCAATAGTGGATGGGTACATTGTAGTTATTCTTTTGATAATAATAGAAAAGAATACTTACAAGCTACTAAATCTAATGGTACTATTTTATATACCAAGATTTCTTAATCTACTTACAAAGTTCTTATAAAACAATTTAAGTTGTAGCTTTTTAATTATAAAACTTTTCTTAATACATTCTTTACAAATCATATATCCTCTAAGTTAATTTTAAACTGACGTTGACGATCTTTGTTAATAAATAACAATTCACTTTGTCTTTCAGTATAATTCATTAATCCTCTTTCACGTGCTTTAACAAAAGCATCTCTTATAGATAAAGGATCAAACCCTGCATAATCACAAATAGTTCTAAAGT